CAACATCAAACTCTACATCATTCGGAAAGTACCCCGTGAGGACAAGGAGCTGCGCTAGGGAGTGTCGGAAACTTCCGTTGGGGTAACTTTTCCCGCTTCACTGTTCACGATCTCAATGTCCACAAGTTTGTTGACAAACGAATCAAATTCAACAGGGATGGACTGGCCGTGTTCCGTTTGGACTTTGGCTGAGTGCCATGCCATGAAAGCCATATCTTCCATACCAAAATTGTCGGCAAGGTCGCTGGTTTTCATTTTGAATTTGCGTTCCCATGCGACAAGCGTGGCAAGGGTTGTCGTGATCGTGGCGTAGCCGTAACCGATGTCGAATCGGATCGTTAACTTCATGTCGGGTCCTTTGTTCGGGGTTTGTTAGATCAGGCTTCAGACCAAGCGAAAGTTCCGCCCATCAGGGTGATGGAACAAGTACTTAATTCTCCAAGCGTATACACGACTGGTAGCGAAGGTAGGTAACTTCCGGTCAAGGTACCTAGGGGGTTCGTTGCGCTGACAGCAGCCGACGAACCTTTGATTGTCACGGTCGTGATGACAGTGCCGATTAAAGATTTTAGAGTGCTGTAAGTCTCCGAAGTCGCCGTGCTCCAGTACAGGTCAAGCGTCAAAGTGTTATTTTGCAAACCGCCGACATAAGCGACCGCAGTAGAACCGAAGGCATTTGCCTGCAATTCTTGGATTGTTTGCGTCAAAGTTGCGGCGGTGCACTGATCAGAGATATCAACGGCGCCGATGCTGATGACCGGATTGCTGAGGTAAGTGGAGGTAGCGATGGGATATCAGCCTTTCGTGCTTTTGGGTTCGTCGGGCTTCGTCGCTAATTTAGCACCCTTAGACGGGTGGGTGTCGGAACGCTGAATAAACCCTCCAGCGAGCAACCACTCAATGTCATCAGACGGACTAGCGACAAAAGGTGTGCCGATCTCGCCGACTCGAATTGAACTGATGATGTAACGATCCATTGCTTTATCCGTTCTGTGCTTGTATTGGGATGATGAGTTCGTACCCTGCGTAATCCGCACCACCAACCGTGACAACTTTTGGTGATGCCGACATGACCGCAATGTTTTTTGTGATCAACGATGACGTCAGGTTAAGCAGCTGACGCAACGCGTCTAGGTTGCCTGGGCCGTTAGAAATCAGAGTGACTGGGAATGTCATTTTGACGATGTTGTAGTTGAACGATTCGACGGATGGAGCATCCACAAAAGCGCAAGGTGGAGCGATATTGCGAGGATCATTAACGACACGAAGCCCCGCAATAGTTTGGAGAGTACCCACGAGATCATCTAACGCCTCATTCAGGAAGTCCGTGTAAGCCATCTCAAGCCACTTGCGGTCTGTTGATACCTAACAACTGTTTGACGATCCCTGAGAGCCCTACAACGGGCGCTGATGCCATGTCAGTAAACGACGCGAACTGGTCAACCGACCCACGCTGACGGTACAAAGCGGAGCCGTACATCAAAGTACCGAGGGTGACATCTCCACCGGGTGAAGTTGACAGTGAGTCAATGTACGAGGACTCTTGACGCCTACGGAAACAGAACGCGTTAGCAGCTGCAGCGCATTGAGCCAAGAACGCAGTCTCGTCACCGCTTGTCGTGATGCCGAGATATGTAGCAATTTGCGGTCCTGTGATCCAAGTGCACGTTTGGTCAAAAGTGATCGTCCCTGTGATCGCTTCCAACTCCATCGGAGTTTCAGACTCGGCCCACATGACCGCATTAGCGAGCGGATACGAAGTGTCGTATTCGATAAGACCTTCGGTGTCAACATTGATCGGCAGGTATTGGGGCATCGCATAAACGGTTTTGACTCCGTTGTATGCGACAGCCCAACCCGCGACTGTGATTGACGATCCGACAACAATCTCGTTTGGTGTAAGCGTTGTTACGCAAACATAGCCAGGAACGATGACGCCGTATTGAAGTGTGTAAGTCGCTGCCATAGCGACCTCCGATCAGGCCTGAGTGATCTTGCGAATCATGCTGGGCACTGCTGCAAACGTTGAGCAGTAAGCATGGACCGAGAACAAGCGACTGAGCGTTGCTGGTTGTTCAACCGACAAGATTCCGCGTACTGATTCGTAGTACTCGAATGCTTTTGCAGAGTTGGTGATGATCATTGTCTTGGCAGCGAAGTTGCTGTCAACGACGATCTCAAGTCCGAGCGGGTTGGAGCCGACCCAAGTGGTTGCGTTTCCGCCACCGAGGGCGTTCTGACCTTGGAGACCAGCTGCGCCGACATACGGGAACAATGGACGGTTGCTGGAGTCAACGACCTGTCCCAACTGACCCCATACGTCTGGGCTGACGAAGATGGTGTCAGGGAAAAAGTTGGTTCCGTTGCTGACATCAACTGCGGCGTCATAGATGGACTTCATCAAGTCAACTGCGGTCAAGTCCCATACGCCCGATGAGGTTGCAGCGGTGAGAAGTGCGTCGGCTGCAATGTCGTCAGTCTTGAGCATGAGTTCGCCCATGAGGTCGTCCATGATCAACTGCATTGCTGCAGGCGAAGTGAAATCAATGTCTTGCATTGACAACGAAACCTGACCAGCAACAGTGGTCTTGCTGATCGTATTCGAGGCGATCACCATCGTGGTGGCCGACACTGCATCAAACTCTGCACTTTGAGCGGCCGTTGATGTATGAGTCGTGATGGTCGGGCGCAAAAAGGTTTTTTGCTGACCGTTGTCCGGGTAAGCGCGAGCGCCTAAACGGTTGACTACTGGACGAACAAAGTTGATGTTCTGAACGAGCGGTCCCAAAACGGGAACTGGGAGCAAGCCTGGAGTGTTGGTCGTGGCGACATCGCCTGCAGCTGCTTCGTAGGTTGACTGATGTTCAGCCTTCCAATCAGTGACTGATGCGTTGACCTTTGCGAAAGTTTCTCCGCCCTGGTGGAAAGCGGCCATCCACTCGCCAGCCGAAGGAAGGCGCGGAGCCTTCTTTGCTGATGCGAAAATGGTGGGTGCGGTTGGTGCGGCTTCAGGTGCTGCGGCTTCAATGTGTTCCGACATGGTTGTCTCCTCGACTTGTGGTTCTGTAACTGAGATTTCGTCGGGAGTCATGTCCGCTGAAGCGGCCACATCTGTGATCGTAGCACCGCTAAAGGCGGGTATGGGGACAAGGCTCAACTCGCGCATTACTGCTGACGTTATAACCATTGTCCCGTCATCGTTACGGGTGGAGGTAAGAACATCTACACCGACCGAAACATTGTCCAGCACGCCCTCTTTGGCGAGTTGTAACGCCTCGTTTCCTGCAACAGTGTCGGCGATCTTGGCAGTGAACAACATCCCTTGAGGTGTTTCGGTGCGTGAAGTTACAAGGCCGACGGGTCGCGATGAGTCGTGATACATCAATAGTTTCGGGGCTTTATCGTCAACGGGAAGCGAGCCTGGAGCGAACTGGACTTGCGTTCCGTCGCTCACTGTTGCGGATACGCCATAGGGAACGGCGATGCCCGAAATTGTGCGGGTCGGTGCTTCACCAGCTGCGGCTTCAACATCTACTGCGAAACCTGCGGACAGGGTTAGTTTCATGAATTCGTCTCCTCAATAGTTTCTGTCATGTCGGGAGTTTCGGTCATCATTTCGTCCTTCATTAAAGAACCTAAGTAGGAGTCAATATCAAACTTCACCATCGTGCCACGGGGCAAAACATTGTTTCCACTCAATGTTTGCGACACACAGTCCAGATATTGACGTGCACCAAACAGGAGCAAGTCCTCGCGAGCACCTGCCGACGTAGAATATTGGTAGCTGCCGATGTCAAATCCAGCGAGGTAGAAAGGGATATTTCCGAGCCTGCACATTTCTTTTCCGCTGAAATCTGCGGACTCAATCATCAACATATTGTCCGGCAACGCTTTAGTTTCGTCGTACTGCAGGAACTCGTTAAGTGCGGCGGTTTGGTTATTGACTCGAGCAGAGTTAAAAGCGGTCGCAAGGTCGGCAAGTTCTTGAGCCGATAGTGGTTCTCCGCCTGTCTGCTTCAACACACCAGACGGAAGTGACGACTGAGCGTTACGGTAACGCGACTGCTCAACACGAAGCGCAGTTTCAATCGCTGTCTGCGACTGGTAAACGATTCCTTGAACTGGACTAATGAACTGCACGAGATCATTCGGGTCTAACATCCCGCCTTGGAAATACACCTCTTTTGAAGGTGCGAACCACACTGGGCCCACCTGGTCTTGAGTGTTAACGGAGCCTGCTGGAAGTCGTGTAAACGTTGCAGGGAAACCGTCAGCGGTACGACTGGTTATGTACCAAAATGCACGGCCGTAATAGAGAAGATCGTCCAGCGTCCAAGCCATGAGCGTCGCATACGGGATCGTAGGATCGGGTTGACGCAACCATGAACGAGGCGCGATATAGACACATTCCATTTCTTTTTCTGTGTCATTCCAGACCTCGTTGTACATCTGTAACTGGGTGGACGAGATAACTGAAGCGAGAAGGTCACGCGCTCGACTTAACGTCGGAATGGAGTTGGCACGGTTACGGGCGTCGCCTTCGTAATAGGTGTAATACTGCCCGATAAAGTTTGCGCCTTGATTTGATTGGTAGGTGCCATACGATCCAGCAGCTGCGGCCTTGTGGGATTCGTCAATAGGACTGATCGCCGCTTTCGTCACTTGTCTTGAGAAAATGCCCACTGGGATATCCGATCTTTAGGGTGTGATGGGCAAGCCCGACACCTGCCCACCACAGACCCACAATAGTTCACCCGACCACCATGATGGGTTTAGCGCGGTTCTGATATTTGCTAGACAACGCGATCCCCCACACTGCACACTTCGCCAACTCAATCGGACCAGGCGACGACTTGTGCGAAAGCGTGACACCCATACCCGTCTTGATGAGCACGGCGCGGTTCATATGTTCCGACAAAGTGAGTTGACCCAAATGCTTGACGCGACCTTCCAAAATCATCTTTTGCGCAAGACCCGTGAACTTGATTAACTCCGCCTGACCGACCACAGTCATACGACGACGCAAACTCAAAGGCGCATGAATCTCAAGACTGGGAGTGATAGCCAGGGCGACAAGTTTGTCGGCCATGACTCGATCAATCTCAGACCAGAGCGCCGCTTCGTTATCCACAATGAACTCAACAAACGTTGTCACAATGCCGTCAACCATTGACGATCTGACACCCACATAACGGTTTGTGTCCATTGACATTTCAACGGCGAGCACTCCGCCCTCCGGCATAGGGCCGTCAACTTTGCAGGACGCCCACACGCCTTCCTCCAACCAACTGCCTCGACTACTCACCCACATATTCAAGTGAGCACGCAAGAACGAATCTTTTTTACTGACCGCCTGCAACGCCTCAATCGTGATCGTTTTACCCAGGCAAGGATTCGCATAAACCCAATTCTCTGGGTTCCGCCAGTCCCGATCACCGATAGACCACTCAGCAAAATAGAGCCGTGAACGCTCACCTTTTTCAATCTCATTGATAGCGATCTCGCGCATCTGAATCATGGCCGTACTTGACTCATCGCCCGCCGTACTCCAGCAGCTGAACAACGGACACTTACGCGCAATCATCGTCGGACGGATGGCATCCATGAACCGATCGGAAA